ACTCCCGTTAGCGAACTGGTCCAGCACCCCGACAACCCTCGCCACGGTCACCTACCAGCCATCAAGGCGTCGATTGAGAAAAATGGTTGGTTTGGCGCCATCATTGCGCAGAAATCAACCAATCACGTGCTCGCCGGCAACCACCGACTGCAGGCCGCTCGCGAGCTGGGAATCGAAGAGGTTCCCGTGATCTATCTCGACGTTGACGATACGCGAGCCAAGGCGATTCTGCTGGCAGACAACCGGACCAACGACCTCGCTGTCTACGATGATGAAGCGCTGACCAAACTGCTCGCCGAGGTCAATGAAAACCAAGGCGATCTCGAGGGAACGGGCTGGAGCCCGTTTGACCTTGACCGACTTCTCAACGAACTCAATGCAGAACCACCCGACTGGAAGGACCCTGAAAATGGCATCGAAGAAAAGCTCGAAGAAGCAAGAGAAAACGCCGAAAACGAAGGCCTCAAAGCCGTTATCTGCCCCGAATGCGGGCACACGGTCGAGCTATGACTATCCTGGCTGGCTCGACCAGCTTTGGACCCGGGCTTGTGCTCAAAAAGGGGCTACTGCGCCCACCGTCGTTTCGACCTTTGCAGGCGCTGGAGGCAGCTCTTTAGGCTACGCGATGGCCGGATTTCGCGAGCTGATGGTGGTGGAGTGGGATGACCATGCGGTCGAGTGCTTTCGACGCAACTTTGTCGACGGTCCGATTGGCGGCGATCACAAGCCGCACGTCCACCACGGCGACATCACCAAGATTGACGCGCAGACTATCCTCGAAACCTGCAACCTCGAGGTTGGTGAACTCGACGTATTCGACGGTTCGCCCCCCTGTCAGGGCTTCTCAACGTCGGGTAATCGCGTCGTCGAGGATGAGCGCAACCAACTGTTCATGCACTTCGCTAGGCTCGTCGAGGGCATCGGGCCAAAGGTGTTCGTGATGGAAAATGTCGTGGGCATGACGCAAGGCGCGATGGTTCCCACGTTCGCAATGGCTAACAAGATCCTACGCGAGAAGGGATACAACGTGGCTGTGCGTATCCTCGACGGGTCCTGGCTTGGTCTGCCGCAGGCTCGCAATCGCACGATCTTCGTGGGCACACGGATCGATCTGTCTATCGATCCGAGGCGTCTGTTCCCGAATCCGTGGCCCTTCCAGACACACCTTCGAGGCGCCATCGCAGACCTGCAGGGCGGACCAGAACAGTGGGGACCCAGCTGTGCGATGACTGGCAAGATTGAGACCCTCGCGCTTCACATGCGGCCCGGTCGAAAGGGCACCGACCAGCTCGGCCCACGAGGCGGCTTCGATCTCAAGCGCGAGCGGTGGGACAGACCGACGAGGACCGTGCTCAAAACGCATTCGCCCCACATGTATTCTGGCATACTTCATCCTGTTAAGAATCGCTATCTAGGAATCAACGAGCTCAAGCGGGTCGGCGGCTTTCCAGATGGCTACGATTTCGCCACCGAGCACCCCGACTGGTGGACGGGCGAGCCCGTGGGCAAGGGTCCTGAAGAAAAGCAGATCATCAAGACCTGGAATCGCATCGGAAACTCGGTGCCGCCGCTGATAATGTTCGAACTGGCGAGCGCGATACGCAAGGAGGCGCGGCTGTGAGCGCGCTTGCCAACCAATGCAACGCGATCGCGAAGAGCACCGGCGTAAGGTGTGAGCGCAACGCCCTCGAGGACTCGACGTTCTGCTACCAGCACCAAGGACAAAAGCCTGCTCCCGCTCCAACCGTTCACGCCGGAGCGGGAGCACCGCTAGGGTTAGACGAGCGGCTCATCAGTCAGTTCGATTCCGTGATACGGGCTGGCAACTACATTAAGACTGCGATCGCTTACCTTTCCGTGAGCGAGTCCACGTTCTACCGGTGGATGAAGCGGGGCGAGGAGTTACGCGAGACAGGCGCGACCAATCAAAGTGATGCTTTGAAGCTGCGATTATGGGAGGTTGTCACGCGCGCACGTGCCGCTGCCGAGGTCGGAGCAGTAACCAGGTTGGCGGCGATCGCCCGCGATGAAAACACGGATGCGCGGGTCCGCGTTCAGACCGACCAGTGGTTCCTCGAGCGCAGCTTCCGCAATAGGTGGGGAAGCAAGCGAGTGGAGGTCGACCTGTCTGGCTCGGTCGAACTCGAGCTGAACCTGCCGGCGCCGAGGGTCCTGACCGCCGAGATCGTCGAGGCCGAGTATGAAGGAATCACACACAAGGAAGACGAATGAGAAGCAATTCGATCGACAGTCACGGCCCACCGCTTCGCGCAGCACGATGAAGATTGAGCACCGCATGATCGTGGGAACGAGCAAGGCCGGATTGCGCGAGCGCAAGGTCGTGAAGGTCCGCGTCTACGATGAGACCGATCCGTGTCCCGCCAAGGCGTGCGAGAACGGCGAGGTTAAGCACCCCCAATACGGCTACAACGGCGAGCTCACTGGCGCGCTGTATTTTCTGTGTACGTTTTGCCAGGGTACCGGCAAGCGCGACCTCGACTGGTTCGGCACCGAGGAGTTGGCATAAGATGGGCGCAGCCCGCAAGATTCAGATCCAGGGTCCAACGCTCTATCCCAAACAGCACGCCGCGATCTTTGATCCCGCGCGCTTCTCCGTGGTCGAGGCGTCGACGAAAGCCGGCAAGACCCTCGGCTGTCTCATATGGCAGATCGATCAATGCTTCTCGCATGTCGGCGAGCACTGGTGGATTGCGCCGATCTACGCTCAGGCTCGCATCGCCTACAAGCGCGCAAAGGAACTGCTTCCCTCAAACATCTACCGGGCGAACGACTCAAGGCAGGAGCTCACGCTCGTCAACGGGACGGTGTGGGCTTTCAAAGGCGCGGACAACGCCGACTCCCTATACGGGGAAGATGTTTACTCAGCGGTAATTGACGAGGCCTCACGCTGCAAAGAAGACACTTGGGAGGCGATACGTTCGACGCTGACCGCTACCCGGGGACCGTGCCGGGTGATCGGCAACGTCAAGGGCAAAAAGAACTGGTTCTACAAGCTCGCTCGCCGCGCTCAGTCCGGCGCTCTCAACTACGGTTGGCACAAGCTCACCGCGTGGGATGCGGTCAACGGTGGCGTCCTCGCCCATGAGGAGATCGAGCAAGCTCGCGCCGACCTCGCCCACAAGCCCGGTGCTTTCAACCAGCTCTACCTCGCGATCGCGATCGACGACGGAAGCAACCCGTTCGGTCACAAGGCGATCGAGCGGCTGGTGCTCGCCGAGGGATTGTGGACGCCAAGGCCGCGAGACGTTGTGGTCTTCGGTCTCGACCTCGCCAAGAGCGTAGACTGGAATGTGCTGATCGGACTCGACAAAGACGGTCACGTTGCGACCTTTTCGCGGTGGCAAGCCCCCTGGAAGAACACGGTCACGCAGGTCAGAACACGCGTCCAAGACACGCCGTGTCTCGTCGACTCCACCGGCGTCGGAGATCCGGTGCTCGAGTACCTTCAGGACGGCGGGCGCGAAAACTTCGAGGGCTTCAAGTTCTCGAGCTCGTCCAAGCAACAACTCATGGAGGGCCTCGCCCTCGACGTGAGCAACGGCGGACCCGAAATGCCGGAAGGAGTTCTAGCCCAAGAGATGCGCGACTTTGAGTTTACGCACACGAGAACAGGCGTGAGATACGAGGCGCCCACGGGGCTGCACGATGACGCAGTTTGCGCAGTAGCCCTCGCCCGTGCAAAGTATCGGGACCTCCCCAACATTCAACCCTGGTGGTGATATGGCCGACGAACAAGACAACGGATGGACCGGCGGCGCGCTGGGCCGTCTCGACTCCTTTATGAATACGCTGAGCCAGATCGGTTCAGTAAGCCGGGACCGGACGAGCCAGGAGAACAATCCGATCCAGCCGTTCAACGAGTTCGCCGAGCAGGAGGCCGAGGTCCTTTACCGGGACAATCACTATGCTGCGAAGTCGGTGAACCTCCCGCCAGACGAGGCGACGCGAAAGGGGTTTAGCGTGCGCGTCTCCGGTGGAGATGAGGACGCCGATACGGGCTCAGCGTTCGACGAAGAATTTCGCAGGCTCCAACTGATCGAGCACACCAACCAGGCGGACAAGTGGGGTTGCCTGTACGGCGGCGGCGCTGTGATTCTGGGGATCGACGACGACCGGGACCCGAGCGAGCCAATCGATTACAAGGCAATGATGAAGGGCGAGATCATCGCGGAGCGGGTCAGCTTCGCATTTACCCTTGACCGCTATTCACTGTTCCCGATGGCGGGTCAATTCCAGAAAGACCCGTCGATGCCGGGCTTCGGTAAGCCGAGCCTTTATGAATTGCAGTTCCGAGATAAGGCGGCGCACGATGTTGCTGTCGCAGCTCAGGAGAACGCTGAGACCAGCCCGGCCGACCGGCTTGGCTTCGGCACCAAGATCCACTCCTCGAGGCTGCTGCGCTTTTACGGCGTGCCGTTGCCGGCGAACCTCGAAAGCTCCGAGGACTATTGGGGCGATTCTGTGCTGCGGCGGCTGCGCGAGCCAATCACCAGCCTGACCAGTTTCGAGCGCGCAATCAGCAACATCGGCCAGACCTTCGTGCAGTCGATCTTTCGGATGCCTGGTCTGCGTGCGCTGCTCAACAAAAAGGATGCCGCCGACCAACTGATGCAGCGATTCCTCGCCATGACCATGAGCCAGTCCGTGCTTTCCATGATCGTGCTCGACGGCGACGAAGACTATGAGAAGCGCACGACTCAGGTCAGCGGGATGAGCGACCTGTATGACCGTCTCGCGCAATCCTACTCCGCCGCAAACGACTTCCCGATGACTCGCGCATTCGGCCAAACGCCGGGCGGTCTCGGCACCAACGACGAGTCAAGCGAGCGCAACCTCGAGAACGCAATCAGGGCGCGCCAGAACGAAAAATATATTCCGCACCTCGAGTATGTCGCTCGGCTGCTCGCGGCAACCAACGAAGGCCCGGAGGTCCCGAAGGATTGCGCCATCAGGGTCGAGGCGAACCCGCTGCGCGAGCAGACCGAATCCGAAGAAGCGACCACCGCCAAGACATGGGGAGAGTTCGCCGCCATCATGATCGACCGCAAGGTGGTCAAGCCCGAAGAAGTTCGTGCCTCGTTCTTCGGCGGCGCTGGTTTCACCGGCGACATTCAGCTTGAGGAAGACCAGCCGGTCGAAGAAGACGACGACCAAACATTCGAGGAGCCAGCCTCGCTGGAGGTTGATCTGCCGACCGACGATCTACACCCGTTCTCAACCAGCACGGAATGACGTGACCGATCCGTCCTACAGCTACGGCTACGCATACCGCTTCGACGCGACAATGCCGCTCAATTCAACCTCGTGGTCCGAGCAGGTGCGCATCGACGGGCGCCGCGGCGGGCCCGACTGGCTTCCCCTCGCAAAACTGATGGGCGCCGAGCTTGCCAATATGTTCGAGCGCACCTGGAGCAAGGCCGTTGACGCCGTGATCGCCGCCCACTCCGCTCGCGTTGACGCCGCAGATCCGATCAACATCGACGAATTGCTTGATGGATTCGTAATGCAATGGGCCGAAGGCGATTTTGGCGAAGTGACCGAAGAAGGCTTTTCAGCTCTGACCACCACGATCGATGAGCACATCGCCGGCGAGATCAAGGGCGTGCTTGGCGTTACGCCGAACTACAAAGAAGCCAGCGCAAAAAGCAGGCTTCACCTCGCGACCGCCGAAACAATTAAGAAAATGAAGGGCGTTGGTGTCTCTGCAAAAAACGATATGTCGAAGCTGACGCGCGAGGCTTTTGATAAGGGTCTGAGCACCAAGCAACTCGGCGAACAGATCCAGGAAAAGGTTGGCATCGGCATGCGCCGTTCTCAGTTCGTAGCTCGAAACGAGATGGGGAACCTTTACACTGAACACACCAAGATGCGTCACGAGGAGATCGGGGTCACCGAGTACATATGGCGGACCAGTCTCGACGAGCGCGTGAGGGCCGAGCACGGCCGCCTCGAAGGCGAGAAGTTCACGTGGGACAAGCCGCCAGACGTGGGCCATCCCGGCCAAGACTACAACTGCCGGTGCACCGCCGAAGCCGTGCTCGAAGACATCGAGCTCGAGGAAGTTGTTCAGATTGAAGACCCGCGCAAAGGCGTGCGGGCGATGCGAGAAGAAATTGGTTTGAGTCGTAAGGCCTTCGCTAAGAAATTCGGCAAGTCGAGCTCGTGGCTTTCGAACCTTGAGAACGCTCATTCAAATATAATTCCAGAAGACCTTGAGCTTGCTCGCCTTATTTTTGAGCGCGAGGGAATTGGCCAGGATAAAATACAACGGCTTCTCGGCGCATCAAATCCCAAGCTCCGGCCAGGCGCAATCAATCGTCTCAGCCCAACGCTACCGCCCCCTGCTGTAATTGAGCTGCCGACGAAGCCTGCAAAAAAACCTCCCGTTGAAGCCACACCGCCAGCGTCTCCGAGCGAAGCTGTGCTCAACGATATTCGAGAACGAAAGCTTGATGTGGTTTGGGATCCGACGAAGAATCGAAAGCTGCAACCAAGCTCTATGGATCGGGGTGATTTATCCTTTGAGCAATGGGGCACGATTCATTCGGAAAGAGTGAGCAAATGGACTGAAGCGATTGATTCGCTCAATACGAAAAGCTCCGCCGCAGGTGGCTACGATGTTGTCTATGATGGGCTAGATCGTTCGAGGCTCGCGAATCTACTGAATGTGAGGAAGCGCAAGGTCAAAGCTTTTGTAAAAAAGATTGATCCCGATGCGTTGGGTATTCGGCTTGGCACGGAGCGAGGGATGAACATCTATTTTCCTGATCACATGAACCGGGAACCAATACCGCTCATCCTTGAAAAAATCGCAGACTTCAAAGCCATATTTGGTACAAGCGTAACGCCGACGAAATATCTCGAAAAAGCGATACCAAGAGACCTGATCAATTTCATGATCGAAGTTCGCGAGGGCTTGCTTGCTTCATCTGGCGATCGCACCAAACTGCCAAACATCATTATGGGTGATGTAACGGGAGGGACCTACGTGGAAAACGGAAGATATGTGCAGGGAAAAAACTTCAGAAAAGAGATGAAAAAAGCTGGAGATGACGCCTTTGATTTGCTCGGCGATGCCGTGCTTGGACATAAGCACGGTGGTACTTTCGGCACAAACGATGCTGACAATGTGATTATGAAATATGTTGAACGCCGAGCGCACCACGATTCAATGGGCGAGCGAAGTCCTTTTCGAAGCAAGGACATTGCAATCAAGACTGCGCACAAAAAAATGTCGGACAGGACAAGGATTGGAAACTCAGTCGTCAACACGGGCGGTGGTAAAGCGCTTGAAGACCAGCGCGCAACAATCTTTCACGAGTTTGGTCACTTTGCTGAAGACAGAAACGGTCGCGCCCTCGACGCAGCACAACACTTTCTGAATCAACGAAAGGGATCGGAGTCAATATCAACCATCTATCAAAGCTCAAACGAAAGAGGCTGGCGTGACGATTTTTATGATCATTACGTCGGCAAGCTCTATGGTCCCGATGGGAATATATCGGCTTCAGAAATTTTTACGATGGGATTTCAGGAGTTTATCACACCCGTAAGGATGGCGACTCTCTGGCAAAAAGACCCGGGTCATTTCGTCCACATTATGAATGTTCTCGAGGGCCGATTCGGCTGGCGCCCCGGGCGTATATACGGACGAGCCAACAATTTTATTGATACTCAATAGACGACATCGGGGTTCGGTTCATTGAAGACGAGGGCAGGTTCAACTGTGACCGTGAGGTTAAGCGCGTTTGTTGCAAGGACTCGTAGGTATTCAATGTTTGCGCCCGACCTCGAGCCCGCTCGAAGGTAAGCGGGATACTGTTCAACAGCCAGCTCCATGAGCTTGTCCGCATTTTTGCCTCGAGCCTCGAGGATTTTGGATTCTCCAAGGGTATCGAAGGGGTCGCCCTCGACCGTAATCTCCAATTGATTTCCTATCAGTGTTGTCTTCATAGCTTTCCTTTGCGGGCGAGAACCTGAATAAGTTTGCGGGCGGGACCGGTGCAGTTGCGTGATTCGGAGTTGTCGGGATCGGGGTGCTCCCACGCTTTGACGGTGCGAAGCGAAACATCAACCAGCTCGGCAAAGTCAGTCTGTGTCCATCCGTGCTCGTGACGCACGGCGCGAATCGTGTCGCCGCTTAGCGGGTCCTCGTCGATGCCGTGCAGATGGTCGGGCGCGGCGCTTGGAATGTTCCATGTAGTCTTCATGGGCGAGATGGTACACAATGTGTTAGGTCTCGCACAACCACATCGACTTGTGAGGACGCATGAGTAAGCGCAGTCAGACAACGAAAGCGGCTGTGCGCCGACCCAACGAATCCAGCGGCGGGCACAGCCGACGTATCCAGGCGGAATTGACGCAGGCGCTTCACGACTGGCTCGAAGCCATCTTCGGAAAACACGCCGCAGAACAGGAGGCGTCGCTCGACTGGGCGCGGCTTGAACTGGGCGTGAGCCACCGAGGGCTTGAGTTGACGCTCAATGGAAAGCAGGCAGGCCCTCAAACGCGAGTGCGCTTGAGGACCGAGTTGGAGCGTCGGGGCTTTCCGCCTCATTAGTGGAGGCTTAATTCAAGCAACCCGGCAGGCTTGAAGACTCCGTCTGCGAGATCGATGATAGCCTGAGAAGCGCACACACGAGAAGGTGGCGCCCCGCTAATTCCAAACGGCCCGGCGACCGCCGAGGGCGCGCAAGCAATCAAGGCGTCGATCATCGATTCCGAGTCCCACTGCAGCTGCATCATTTCAATCATTGAAGCCATGAACTTTTCCCACGACAACTCGAATTCGGCGGCGGCGGGAATGTCGGCCAGTGGTCCATCGAGTGGTTGACCGAGACGGCGCTTGGCGACCGCGAGCCCGACGAGTGGATGCGCACCCCATGCAATGCACACTGACGCCAGGAC